TTTCAGGTCCGCGGAATTCGCGCCCCAGTCTACGTTGCCCGCAAACGGGTCAGGTGAGCCATCAGGGTTTAACAACCAAGGGTCTTGTGTTTTTGCCATGCTTTCCTCTCAGGCGAAATCCTCGCCGACGGGGGTTGATTTTGTCCATTAACTGGACAGGTTTGCGTTGCAGGTAACTGTGTTCAGATTCGGAAATATATCTCCGACGTTAGTTGGGTGGGTAATAGAAGGGAACGTTCGTCGGTACGATCCAAATGGGCGTGTACGGCGGATAATACGGAACGTATGGATCGACTGTCAGGTTCCGTCTCCCGCAGCAGGGACAATACCCACAAGCTGGGCAGACGTGTTCTGCTGACTGCTCGCCGAGATGCGGGCCTCGCACGTAGAAGCTTTGTATCTGCGCTCCGTTGGCCGACTGTTCACCTTGGTAGGTGGCTACGCCCTGCGGATCAACCGCGTAGAAACCTTCTCCATTTGTCGAGGGATAATATCCTGTGGGCATCTTATTTTCGCTCCCAGAGTTCGAAAGTTTTGAATCTCTTTCCGCAGCGTACACAAACCCAATCATCGTTAGAAGCGTCTACTACTAAGTGCTTCGTGAGCGCGCACCACACGCTCCACAGTCGGTAGGAACATCGCTGTTTGAACCACGGCCAGCCATACCACTTCATACTGCTCCTTGCGCTTTCAGCACGGTATCGAATTCTAATTCGACTCTCTTTAACAACTTACCCCAAAACTCTGCTCTTTGCTTAGAACTTAATTTGCAGGTAATGTTGTAGGAGTATCCGTATGCCGCTTCAACGGCTACTGCTGACGTAAAATCTTCTGCCATATCAGGCCCCTTGTGCTTTCAGCACGTCCAGAGATTCGCGCGCGCTGAGTAGGTATCTGCTAAGTTCGGGAGGCGGGTGAACTGCAAGTTCCATTGCCGCTCCCGTGTCTTGCAGGAAGAAGTTCTCAAACTGAGAAATCGCGTAAAGTGCGGCTTGCGCTGCGATCACACTTGGGTCGCCCGGCACGATATTCCGCACCTGCGTGTCCAAGTCCTCGACGTAGCTGTGAATCGTGTCTTTGACAATCTGCCAAGCGTCGGTCGGGACGGTTCGCAGAATTCGGCCACGCTCATACACGTCGAGCTGCCGGTCGATGTCGTCTTGGTAGGTTTCCATTACAACCCCCCGAGGATACTGGAGAGGTCCACGACTCGCTTTGGGGGTGGAGGCGGTGTCTGGCGGAGATTCCCAGCTCGGCCCGTCTTCAGCTTGTGGGCGGCTCTGATGGCCGCAATCAGCTCTTCTTCGGGCAGGTCGTCAAACTGTGACCCGGGGAGAGCGGCGGCGTCTCCTACATGGAAGTTATTCGGCTGTGCGGGCACTGGCGTCTCCTATCGAGATGGTTCCGTTATAGTGCTTGTAGATGTCCGGCTGGCCAATTGCGCAGGCGAACTCTACGAGTTTCACGAGCACCTTCGGATGGAGTTGTATCTCGTCTTCGGGAGCGGCCTCGTTGTAGGAAAACGGGACTCCTAAGATTGTGTTCATTCGGGCCTTTCTGGCGTAATCCACGCCGACGAAGTCCATTAAATGGATTGAGGAAAGTAGGAGGGAAGCCGAGAAGGGTGGTGGTCTCGTTTCCAAGGCCCCCAAGAACCCTAATCGCGCTTAAAAACATCCTACCACGACAATCCGAGTTTGTCAAGAACTATTTTATGACAAGCTACCCATCCCGGAGGTAGCCGAAGGGAGTCCTGTTAACTCGTCTGGCCCAACTGATTTTTTGAAACCTTCCCGCAAAATATCTCTCGCACTTCGGGCCATATTTTCCTGATCCAAAAGTTGTTGTTTCATTCTGAATTGTTGTTGCTGCTTCTGCTGGTCGATCTGTGCTTTCTGCTGCAACATTCCGCCCTGACTTTGCTGTAGACGCTGTTGGTCTTCTGCGGTCATCGGGACAATCAAGTCGTTCATGTTCTTGAATTCACTAGCTTCCATCCACATCCGAAGGAGTTCTGTTACGTCCACCTTCTTATGCTCAATCGCCAACGCCCCTATAATTTCTCCGTTTGACAGGAATTGGCTAAGCATCGGAAGCGATTGAACCATCTGACGGCGCGACTGCATTTTTGATCCAGCAAGAACCGAAAACTTGACGCGAGCGTTCAGGATATCCAGAACGTCCCCGCCATTCTCTACATACTCGTGCTTCAACTCCTCGGAGAGAATGTAATTTAGCTGGCTCGGGGCCAAAAACATCTGGTTGCATTCCTGCATATCGTACAAGAACGGGACAAGAACCTGATTGGCCAACTTGTCCACGGCTTCAGACACAACGTTCGATGCGCTCTGCATTACCCCTTGCGCGCCTGCGGAGCTTCTTGCCAGATTCGAATGTCCGGCGGGCGAGGAAGCGACTGGGTTGTTTCCCGAGACCTCGCCCACTCTTTGCTGCGAAGCCATGAATAGCTGCGTGGCCTCTGCCACGGGCTCGCCGAACTTCAGGGGTTCGAGGTCGCCCTGTTTGTCCACTTCTATCATCCGGCTGGGGCCGATGCGGATACTCTGCGTGGGCACCGACTTGCCTTTGACGCGGACCATCGGAGCATTCAACTTGAGGTTGGCGATGTTCATAACGAGGTTCGTAATCCCCGTTTGAATACGCTGCTCAGTTCCAATCGTGCGGCCCAGGCCCATCGACCAGAACTGCCCGGGGCTATCCCACCAGCCGATGCTCAGGAAGGGGATTTTACCGTAGATGTTCTTGTCGTTGTAGATGACCAGCTTCTTCTGCAACACGACGATGTAGGTGTTGTTGTCCCACCGCTCTAAAACTTCCAAGGGTTGCTGGAAGGGGTCGATGGTGGTTTTTTCCCACGGGGAGTCCGCGCGCCCATCATAAAGCGGGTTGCGTCCGCCCTCTTGCTGAGGGTTGGATTCGACAGGTTCTACTGGGGGCAGGAAGAGTTCAAGCAGTTTCTCGCGCGACGGGATGTCGTAGCCCTCGCGGTCACGGAGTCTATCGAGGTCTTCCCATGTCATGTACCGGCGGCGAATGACGTACTTCGCCTTCCGAATATCCGGCACGTCCAGTCCCGGGTCCACCAAAATTTCACGCAGATTTACGATGTGCTCGAAGGTGGGCCGGTCTATGACCTCTTCTATGATTTCTACTTCGAGTTCATCATCCGCGATAGTGGTCGGCGGGGCTCCGGGGATTTTGCTTTTGATCGTGGTAACAGGATTTTTACGCTTGACGATCTTGCGCTGCTTGGTGTATTTTTCCCAGCCTTCCTGAAACATCGCGGTCCCGAACAACAGGAAGTTCATACACCCGAGTCTCAGTTCTTCTCGGAAGTTGATATCCTCCAACTGATATCCGAGAAGAGCAGAGACGGCCCGAGATGCCTGAGCCGACGTTCCGGACCTTTCCTGCGTCATAAAGGGAGGGTTCTCGTAGAAGAGCCCAGCAAGAATCTGGGGATTGATGCCGTTGACTGCTGTTGCCACCGTGAAAAAATTCACGGAAGCAGATTCCATTTGGGTTCCGGGCCAGAAATTTGCGACAAAGGTACTGTTATAGAGGTCTCGCGCGGAATTCCAACCCATCAAAAACTGTCGTCTGAGTTCCCCGTCCTCCGCTTTTTGACAATCTTGTAAGCACAATTTCAGGGCTGGGTCTTCTCCCCATACTTCGTTAGACAGGAATCCCTTCGCCTCTTCGGGCGTTATTTCCTGATACGGATTGACTTCTGGCGGGTCGAGAATGGGCATAGTTCCTCAGAGATGTTTACGTTAGGAGTTCTTCGGGAGGAGGGGCGTCCAGTTAATGGACTAGCAGCAGTGCTTGCCAGATTCCAGATCGACCGAGGCCGAGACCTTGACCGCAGAACCCGCTCCGGCAGAACTCTTGCCGATCTTCCAGTCCTTTGCGTCTTGTGGACTTACTTGTTCCTTGGACTGCTTCACGAGTTCGCCTGCTCCTTTTGCTTCGCCTTTGGCACCGGTGGGGCCTACGCCGGGGAAGTCAGATGCCTTGCATTGCCGAGGGGATTCCAGATTGCCGCCAAGTTTCATTAAATCCATGTTAGTATCCTCTTAATCCGGGCGCTCGGCCCGCAGTTGGTTGTGATGGGTACTTCTGAGCAGACATGCCCGAAGAAGGGAAGTTGGGAAAACTGTTTTGCGTAGTAGGTCGTCCATTAACTGGACTCGGCGGCTGCGGTAAAGGCTGCACCCAGCCATTCGGCCTGTCCACTTTTACATGGGGCTGGAAAGTAATTCCGAAGAGTTCGTAAGTGCCGGTGTTGGTTTGGTCGGAAATCTGAGGCATCTTGCCCAGCAGTTTCTGTCCAGTTGTTACGCGCCAGATACTCGGCTGGCAGGCATCCGCTTCGTGCTCCGCGAGAACCTCGCCGTTGTCGCCTAAAATTGTGACTTGGATTTTCATTATCCGTTCATGCCTATTCCGAGGATGTTCTGCATCCCGCTTGGAAAGTGGCTCGGGGCTTCTGGTTCTGGGGTAAACAACTCGGTGAGATTCGCGGGTTCCGCGTACAAAGGAGTCATGTTTCCGTTGTCGTCCAAGTAGTACGCTGGTCCCGTGTTTGGCTGGTGGTTCTCGTCGAAGACTTCCGACCACCCCATCCTGTCTATGTTGGTGGAGTATATCTCGCGGTTGTTTTCAACTAGAGCAATTGTCGCCCGGGGTGCGAACTTGCCCGTTTGGTATCCAAGATTATCAGGGATGTCATCATGATGATGCTCTGTCATACAGCGTTCGAACTCGTTATATACGATCTCGATCTTATTCAAGGGCGGCGGGTTCGACTCCATG